AGCTTCTCGCACGCTTAAGGGCGGTGCAAAGCTTGAAAATAGTTGGGTAGGTAAGGCAACTAACCCCATCCCAGCCATCGAACTACACGCCACTACAGATGACCCCCTCGAACTGGACGAAGTGCAGGCACTCGTACAGGCTTGGGCAGATGCTCGCTCCGATGTAAATGGTGCTATCGCCTTTACGCCTCACAACATTGAGGCACGCGCTCACGGTAATGCAGAGCCTTCTCTGCTTATCGAGGGTCGCAATTTCTTACGCATTGACGTCGGAGCGTTTCTTGGTATCCCTGCAGCTCTCATGGATGCAAGCCTCTCCACGGCTTCACTGACCTACTCCACTCAGGAAGGGCAGCGCAATGAGTTTGCAGACTTCACTCTCCCATACTGGATGGAGCCAATCCAGCAACGTCTAAGCCTTGACGACGTTGTGCCTTCCGGTATTCGTATCCGCTTTGACATGAGCGACCTCTTTACAACCACTCCAAGCCCAACAAGCCCACCTGCAGAGGATTAGAAACATGGCTAAAGACGTACAGATTGAGGCTGGGAGCCTATACGCAAACGCTGAAGAGCGCATCGTATCAGGTCTTCTGCTTCCTTATGGCGAAATCGGACAGACCAATCTCGGACGTTTCAGCATCGAACACGGCACTGTAGACATCCCATCCGACCCCGACATCGTAACTTTGAACGTAGACCACAACCGTGAAGAGCCCGTCGGACGCGCTACCGAGCTCACCGAGACCGCTGCAGGTATCGTCGGCACCTTCAAGATTGCTAACACTGAAGAGGGAGACCAGCTCCTCGCAGAGATTGCAGACGGCACTCGTGCGAAGCTTTCCGCTGAAGTAAAGAATGTAGTCATCCGCGCCCGTAAAGCTGTCTCCGGTTCCCTCTTCGGTGCAGCCGTAGTTGCTCAAGGCGCTTTCCCTTCCGCTGCACTCCTCGCAGAGTTCGCTGAAGACACTGACCCCCTAGAGGAAGGCGAGACCGTGGCAGAAGATGCGACACTCGAAGCACAAATCTTGGATGTAGTCCCCGACCCCGAGGGCAATGTCGAAGAAATCGTCGTTGACGACCTGCCCGAGCAGGTTATCGTCGACGTAGTAAACCCTGCGGATGGCACTGTAGAACCTACGGTATTCGTCCCAGAAACCCCCGCAACACCCAACACACAAGGAGATAACCCAATGGGCGCAGCATCTGCACCTGAGACCCTGCAGGCACACAAGGCTGCACCTGCATCACAGGGACTCGCTACCGTAGTAAACCACCTGAGTGAAGCAGCTAAGTCTGGCTCTCGCTCACTCTTCGCTGAGATTGCACAGCGCGATGACGCTAAGTCTGTCACTTCGCTCTTCGCAGCTCTCGAAGACATCACCTTCGACGGCGTAGGCTCTGTCGGAGTGAACACCGCACAGCCACAGTGGTTGGGCGAGCTTTGGGGCGGACGCACTTACGAGCGTAAGTACATCCCACTCATCGGCTCCGGTGCTCTCACCGCACTCACCATGGAAGCATGGAAATGGAACGCTAAGCCTTCCGTAGCTGCATGGGCTGGCAACAAGACCGCTATCCCAAGCAACGAGCCATCGACCACCCCCGTAACTGTCACCGGACAGCGTTACGCCGGCGGACATGACTGGGCTAGAGAATACCGCGATTTCGGACGCACTGACGTAATCGAGTCCGCACTCCGCGCAATGACCGAAAGCTACGCAAAGGTCACTGACATTGCAACCATCGACGCACTTATCTCAGGCGCTACCGATGTAGTTGCAGGCTCTGCAACCTCTCAGGTTGCTTGGAACCGCATCATGGATGGTGTTGAAGCTATCATCGACACCGCCGTGCCTACGTTCGCAGTAGTCGCATCTGACCTGTACCGTGAGCTCGTAATGACCACCTCCAACGACAGCCTTGCTTACTTGAACGCATCGCTGGGACTCGAAGCAGGAACCGCTGCCGGTTTCTCCATCATCCCATCGAGCGAGCTCGAAGCTGGCACTGTCCTCGTAGGTGCTCGTGAAGCTGCAGTATCCTACGAGCTTGGTGGCTCGCCAATCCGCGTAGAGGCTGAAGCAATCAGCGTCGGTGGATTCGACATCGGTCTCTTCGGATACCACGCCATCAACGTAGTAAACGCTGGCGCTCTTGCTCTGGTTGCACCTGCAGCCTAAGCAGTAAACCCGAGAGGGGGGTTCAATCCGTACCCCTGCGGTTGCCCCCCTCTCACCCCTAACTTTTGAGAGGAGCCGGAAATGGCTTACATTCCTACAGCCGATAATCTAGGCTCCATGTTTGTTGGAGACCGTCCAGACACTCCATCCGATATTTTCTTCCATGATGAGACTGGCAACCCTGCAGCAACTAACCACTTCAACACTCTCGCCACAACGCTTTACAGTCCAGCCGGTGTATCACTAGGCAACTTGACCACTACAGTTGCAGACGGTCACGGCGTACACGTCGCATGGGGAACCACTAGCCTCTTCACCGTCCCCGGCATCTACTCTTTACGTTGCAAGTTCACCGTAACCAATGACCTACTTGTAAGCGCTGAACCCTTCCAGATTGTTATCCAAGCCCTAGACGGATGGCTCACTCTCGAACAGGCACGCGCACTGTGGGCAGACGCTCCACTAGACGACGTACTTCTGTATCAGATTCTTGAGACAGCTAAAACTCAGTGCATCGCCTATGCTCCAGCTTTCACCGGCGTAGTACCAACCAACTATGTACAGGCTCAAGCTTTACAGTCACGTGCTATTTTCCAGTCACTCATCGCTAACCAACAGGATAATGTCGGGGTAGAGGGCTTCCAAGTTCGCGTGTTCCCTCTCGACTTCACCATCCGCGCTATGCTCCGCCCTAAGCGTGCAGTAGGGGCAATGTACTAATGTCTGTACGTTCAGAGCTCGCTGCAGCACTCAAGCCTCTTCTACCTAACACGGTAAAGATTATCGACGTGCCACGCTCAATTGACGGCATGGAAGCTAAGCGCCCCGTAGTTGTGCTCTTCCGTGAGTCACGCGCAAAAGCCCCTAACGCTATCGGAGACTACTTCGACACTTTCGCCCTGTATGTAGTCACCCCCGGTGTAGACGTTAGACGCTCAGAAGACGCCCTAGACGACACACTAGACCAAGTCATCACAGCTTTAGACACGATTACGTGGCTGAACTGGACTAGCGCTGAACGTTCAGTCTTCGGAGACAATCAGGCTCCGGCGTATAAAATAGCGATAACAATCGCCTACAACAAGTAAGGATAACACCATGGCTCAGATTGCCGTAGCGCCTATCTACCTCAAGGACTGTGTCCTGACTGTAGGTGGCACTGATTCGTTCGAGAAGCATGTCTCAAACGTTACATTCACCCCCTCCGTTTCTACCGCTACGTGGAAGGGACTCAACCCTGACGCAGTATTCACGAACGTAGGCTCCTCCACGTGGACCGTGGACCTTTCATTCGCGCAAGACTGGGAGACCACGAACAGCCTCTCACAGTACCTGTTCAACAATGAAGGCGATGAAGTCACCCTCACGTTTGAACCCATCTCAGGCTCTTCTTCGTGGACTGCTCAGGTTATTCTCGTTCCGGGAGCTGTGGGCGGAGCTATTGACTCGTTTGCTGAAGCATCGGTCAGTCTCCCAGTTCAGGGACGCCCAGTCTTCACTGCAGCCCCTTAGCAGGTAGCTCCCGTGGGCGTAACAATATGGGACTCTAAAGAACTCCAAGCCACAATCTTGGCTCTCAAGATAGTCGGTAAGGACTTCAGGAAAGAGATACTCAAACGCACACGGGAGCTCATCCTCAACGACTGGCGGTCAGCCATCGGGGATGAAATCTCATCAGCTGGCGGAGACATTTACGCCACCCGACTCACCATGCGTAACACTCGCGTGAAAGTCGGGACACAAGGCTTCACCCTACAGGCTGCAACACGTGGCACGAAGGCAACCTCTGGAGGACTCATCTCCTCCGAGCACTACTATCTAGCAGAATTCGGAGCAGACAAGAAACAAGTTCCAGTCCAAGGCCGTCGAGGCAACACACGCTACGAATACAAGCGCACCGTAAATACAGGCTTCCAAAAACGGGTCAAAAACGGCCGTTACGCCTTCAAAGCAGCCGGTAAGATTATGAACAGGGCCCTAGCGCTCTACACACAGACCACCATTCAGATGGTTTACTCAGCTTTCGAGAGGAAATAGCCATGGCTGGCATCAATATAGACTCCGGAATCAACGCTAAACCCTTCGTTTCCGGTGTTGATGACATGGTGGAGGCCCTTGAAGACCTTGAAACAGAGGTAAAACAGGTCCAAAAAGACGGCGATAAGAGCCTCGAAAAGCTTGAAAGTAGCTTCGCAGAGGCTGCAAAAGCCTCTAAAGATGCCGGTAATGACATCAAAAAGGGCCTTGGAAAGGGTACAAAAGACGGTGTTAAGGAGGCTGAAGGTGGCCTAAAAGACTTCAAACAGGAAGCCCTTAGCACTGCTAAAGAGTCTGCAGCGTCGTTTGATGGCTCTGCAGAGTCCATTGTGGACAGTTTTCAAGAAGTTGCCGCCAACGCGTTTGAAGGGTTCGGTCCAGCTGGCGCTGTAGCCGGTTTAGCTGTCGCTGCAGGTATTGGAATAGCTACTTCTGAGTTTACAAAGACTCAGGAGCAGGCTCAGGCCGCTAAAGACCGCATCAATGAGTTCGGTTTAGCCATTATTGAGTCCGGACAAGATATTGCCGGTTTAGAGAGCTTTCAAGAGGCTCTAAAACTCATCATTACTAATGCTGACGGTGCTACAGCAAAGATTGACGACCTTGAAAAGTTTACTAAAAAGTACGGCAAACAGACCGAAATTAGTACGGCTCAAATGGCTATGGCGTATGCCGGAGACCAAGACGCCATCGACCAAGTCACGAAAAGCCTCGAAGCGGCTATAAAAGCTGAAGAAGAGAAGACTTTCACTACTCAAGCTGGCGCTAATGCTTCAAATGAAAAGAAAACAGCCTATCAGGGTGAAATTGACTCGCTGAAAAGCATTCAAGAGGAAACTCAGAAGGCTAAAGAAATCGAGGCAGAATATCTCGCCTCCGGTGGAGCTGAAACACTCGCTAAAGCTGCCGCCATTGAGACAATCAACGCCGCCTATGATGACGTTGTAAATAGTGTCCTTGATTACACGAATGCCGAGACTGGCGTCCTTGACGTGGAAGCCTACCTTGCTGCCATTGACGCTAGGACAGCAAAGCTAGCCGAGTATCAAGCTAGTATTGCTGCCTCTACCCTTACCACTGAGCAGAAGTCAGCCCTCGATGCGATGGGTATGGACGCGGCTGCAGCGTGGATGGCTGGCTATGAGACTGCATCTCCAGAGAATAAATCACGCATGGAGGCATCACTGACGGAAGCTGCTAAAGAATCATCCGGCGCAGCTAACGCTGAACTTAATAAAGCTTTTGAAACACCTGTCGAAGCTAAAGTTCAAGCCAAATTAGACCAAGAATCCTCTCAAGAAGTCCAGCGAGCACTCAATAAGATTGCAGCCGAAGCGACTGTGAAAATCAAGGTAGTGGACTCACGCACAGGAAAGGTTGTGAACTAATGACCACCATTAGCTCAGGCACACTCACATTCACTCCAGAACTTGTCACCTCATGGGGAACCTCTCAACAGTCACGTAACGTCCTTCACGAAATCATCGGCAAGACAGACCCTGACGTAACTTTGAAGCCATCTAGCACCCGTTCAGGCACGTTAGAGATGCTGTTCACGTCCGCCACACTAGCAAACACGGCACGGGGCATCCTAGCCAACGGCACAATCTTTACCATCAGCGACTCCGAAACATGGCTCAACGGACTCGACTTTGTCATGTCCGGCACCATCAGCTCAGCCCTCGAAGATGAAACACGCCACCTGTGGACAATCACAGCTGACTTCACTGAGGTCATCGCATGACCATAAGTCGCCACAATATCGAAGCATGGGTAGGCACCCAAAAATTAGACATCATCGACGCAAGCATCACCATGGACGAATCATGGTCCCCATACGTGCAAGCATCCCTCACGACCGTTTCAGATGATGCCCTACTCGAACAGCTCGACCCACGCCAAGGCAACCGCATTCACCTCTACGTCAGTCAAGAATATGGGGAAAGTGACAAGCTTTCCCTCCTGACGTCCACCTATACAGGCCAGCACGTCCACGACGTGACCACTGTATGGACTGGGAAGCCCATCAGTGAACTCTCCGCCTACTATTTTGCCCCATTCAACCCGTCAGGCTCCAACAAACTTGCTCGCCTCTCCAGCCTGTACGGTGGAGGCACCATTGCCGACGTAACCACTGCATGGATGGGACTCCTCCTAGCAGACATTAGCCGCATGTATTACCGGTCCTATCCTGACGGCATCTACAACAACCACCGACGCGGCTTCGACCTAGGCATCAGGTCACGCTCCATGAACATTGCTGAAGGCACACTCGAACTTGAACTAGCATCCGATGAGGCACTCCTCCAAGACTATGCACTCGTATCAGTAAACAACTTCAGCCCAGCCTCCTTACAACTGCGTAACATCATCAAAGAAGTACTCGCTCTCATTGGCGGATACCTCATTCCAGATACGACTGATGGTCTCGTAGACGCTGACGCTGCACTCTGGGCACCCGGTCAGGAAGCATGGGACTATCTGAACGCTCTCGTGCAAGAGAAGAAGTTCAGACTCTACTGTGATGAGAATCGCAACTGGCATCTCGTAGACGACACTTTCACACAACCCGGACTTGCCGAACTGTGGAGCGTAGGCACCATAAAGACGGCAGACGAAAACATTAGCCGAGATGACGGCCTATGGTTTGATGCTGTCGTAATCAAATACTCGTGGACTGACAGTCTAGGCGCTAACATTATTCGCTACGACACGGCAGCCATGCCAGCCTTCACGAAAGTGAAACTCATTGAACGTGACACAGCCTTCCCCGGTGCAGGAGCCGCTCAACGCATCCTAGACCGAGCCATCTCACGAGGCCGTCAGCTCGACATCACGGCAGTATCAAATTACGCTGTACAGCCTTCCATGGCTTGTGACACATATATTCTCGGCACACCTACTGAACACGGCTACATCAAGGCTGTATCATGGAACTATCCGAGTGATGAAATGACAGTAACAACACGACTCCCGGTAACGACTTAAGGATAACTAATGGCTACAGGCGCATACAAGGACCTATCTCCGGGGTGTGCCCGGTTCATGAAGGACCTGGTAGAGGATAATCTGGTCCACTTTGACCAGCCTTCACTCAATGAGGCGGCACGAAAAGCGGTCAAAAGGCCCCTTGGTGAGAACGGTTGGGCATGGACAC